ACTCGATGCGCAAGACCATGGTGGCCAGTTCGTTGGGCGGCGGTGGCAGCAACGGCGCACCAGGCAACATGCCGGTCCAGCGCGGAATGGACTGCTCAAGCATCTGGTTGAAGTACATATCGACCAGCGGGTCTAGCAGGTCATCGGTCTGCCGCTCCAGCACCGGGCCGAGCATCAGTAGCTTTTCTTCCTTGCGTGTGGCGATCTCGTACGCCGTACGCACGCTGTCCATCTGGCTGATCATCAGGAACAGATCGACAAAGAAAGCGGTGTCGATGATCGAACTGTCGGCGGCGATCTCGCCACGAAGCTGACCAAGCCAAGCAGGCTGGACCTCATACAGCGGCGCGAACTTGGCGCCCACCTGCATATCGTTGAGGTAGGTGATGCTGCCCGGCAGGATCGATGCACGCTGATTCTTGAGGCTGGCCGGCGCGCCCATGGGTGGGCGCACGCCCTTCTCCAGCAACTCGGCCTTGCGGCGCTCCATCAACTGGATGGCCTTGGTGGTGCCGATGCACATCGAGCCAGGCCCGGTACCGTAAACGTCTTCACCCAGCACGTCCCAGCGAGGCGCCATGACCGGGAACACCTTGAAGCCGGACTCACGCAGCATCGAATCCTTGTCGCCGCCCTTCTCCCAGTACACGGAGCGGAACGGCATGTTGGTGTTGTCCTTGCGCCCCTTCTCGCGGGTGTCGTTGGGCTCGATGCCGTGGCAAATGTCGATCCAGGCGTCAGGCTTGCTGCTCAACAGGTTTCGGGACGCGGTGTCCATCTTGTCCTTGCCGAACTGCTGTTCCATCTGGCGGGCAGTCATGCGGAAGTCGCGGTAGAGCGTGTCCACCTGGTTGCGGCTGTTGTTGGCCAGCATGTAACTGCCCACGGCCAGCGGGTACGAGCGCAACAAATCGCTGTCATCCGGCATAACCACCATGGGCGCGGTGCCGAAAATACCTTCTTCGCTGTAGCGGTTTGGCAGCACGCTGTACAGGTTCGACCTGGCCATAACTTCGCGCATGGCTGTCTCAGCAGCAAACAGCCACGCTTTGACCGGTGCGTAATCCATCAAGGCTGGGTCAGGCGTGCCGAACTTCACCCAAGGCGACGACGGGTTGGTCATGCCGGTGTGCATGCCGGCGCCGAGCGTACGGGCCGCAAACGTGGCCTGCGGGTTGATAATCTTCTGGTCGCGGCGCTTGCCGTCGTTGGTTTCGGTGTTGTACCAGCGGCCTGAACGCGGGCTGATGAAGTCGCCCAGCTCTTTCCACTCAGGCAGCCAGTTGCTGTCGCGCTCGCTCTTGAGAGCGGTGTAGCGCTTCTCACAGCGTTCGCGCAGGGAGTCGGCCAACTTACACCCCCAACAACGTTTTCTGACCGGTACTGGCGCCGCCAAGCACGCCAGATGAACCGGTCAAGATGGTGCCGTTCTGCCCGGACTGAGCCAGGCGGCGCTTGCGCTCAGCTTCAACAGCGGCCTGGACGGAGTCGCTTGAGGTCGTGGCCGCCACCGATGTGGACTCAGTAGAGCCAGCCGCCTCGGCCGCTGCCTTGGCCGCTTCCTTCTCGCGTTCAGCCTTGTTGAACATGCCGGTATTCTCGCCAAACATGTTCGGCAGGCCCATACCCTCAAGGATCACGTCACCACCGCGCAACGGGTCGAGGGCTACCACCTTGTTAACCAGTTTCTTGATGCTCTTTCCGCACATGTCAGTTACTCGCGTAAGGGTCGTATTCAGATTCAAGGCCGTTGTTGCTGGCCCCAGAACCGCCGTAGTCGTTGTATTGGCTCTTCATCACCGGCATGGCGTAGGTCAGTGCCAGAGCGTCGGCGTCATCGGGCGAGATGCCCAGGCGCTTTTTGATGTCGTCTTTCTTTTCCAGGGCGATCTGGTCACTGGCGTTGTGCGTGTACATCGGCGAGGTCAGTTCGGCTTCAAGCTCTTCGCTGCTATCGATGGCCAGGCCCGCGCGCAACGCTTCGCGCATCTGCCACCACATGTAGGTGCGCATGTTCGCGTAGTGCCGATCTGGCGCCATGCTGGCGAAGTTGACGTCGATGATCACGATGCCGGGCATCAGGCGGCGCAGCTGGTCAGCGACAGGGCCACCAACGCCGGTAGCGTCGACGAACACCGCGTCGGGCCTGTGTTCCTGCACCACCGTGCACACCTTGGCGATGAACAGCGTGGTGTTGCGGGTCTCGCTGCCTGGGATCTTGATCGCCGGTATTGACCGGGTGTCGAGGCCGCGACGGAAACGAATCACGTTGCTGTCAGCGCCGCCCCGGGCGATGTCGATACCACAGACCAGGGCGTCGTCCAGGCCAAACACCGGCTCCCGCTTCATCGCATCGGCAACCCAGTCGGTTGGGATCAGTTGCAATTCAGAAGCCCTCGGGAACATGCCGCGTACACGGATACGGAAGAAGTCACTGTCTTCCCCGTAGTCCTGTTGCCATTTGGCAATTTGCGTTTTGTTGGTGCCTTCAACCGTACGGCTGTCGACCTGGCGGTGTGACCACCGATGCTTGTACCGGGTGAAGCACGACCGGAACCGGCCGGTGGTCTTGGTCGGGTTGCCGAAGGCCGCCCAGATGATTTCGGTGTTCTCGTCGGTGAGCGCACCCTCGGCCACCTCCCACACCGTATCGGCGATGGCTGATGCCTCGTCGAACACCAGCAACAGGCGCTTGCCCTCGTTGTGCAGGCCGGCGAACGCCTCGGTGTTGCTCTCCGACCAGGGCACAGCATCCACACGCCAGTTCTTTTCGTGGTCCGGGTCGGTGCTGATCAGCGCCGTGGCAGTGATGCGGAACCAATGGGCCGTGATGGAAAGCCGGTTCCACTTGGCCACCTCTGGCCAGGTCTTGGTCCTGAGCTGGGTTTCAGTGTTGGCGGTGACCACGCCACGCGCATCGACGCAGGTATCCACGCACCACTTGATCAGCCAGGACACCAGGGCCGATTTGCCGATACCGTGGCCGCTGGCCGTGGCTTCGTGGATTACCTCGCCCAGATCCTTGGCGCCGGCGCGCAGCTTTTTGCCGATCGAGTCGAGTACTTCAATCTGCCAGGGCCTGGGGCCTGACTTGTTCGCCAGCTCTGTGCCTGGCTCGCCCCACGGGAAGGCGTACCAGACGTATCCAAGCGGGTCTTGCGAAAACGAGAGGATGTCCTCGACCAGCTGTTGTTCCTGGTCAACCTCTGCTGGCGCGTTCACGGGCTTTGGCCATCCGTTCGGAAAGGGTGAGGGTTACATCGACCGCCACCTGGTCCCGGAAGGCATTGACGTTGACGTGCTTGCCGAGCAACTCCAGGTTCTTGACCTTGTCCGGCCATTTGATCTTTTTCATCAGGCCGACCATTGAACGGTCTTCACCCTGGCCCTCGAACATCTCGGCGATATCGAAGCCGACCAGGTACTGCCGCCAGGCCTTGGGCCATTCAGACAGAGGCTTGAAGCCCATGTCGTCGCGCAGGATGTCCAGCACGTCCAACTGATCAATCTCGACCAGGCGATTCAGCACGTAGTCAGCGTTGATCTGGGTTCTCTCGTTGCGTGCTGCCATGCCAGCCTGGATTAGCGCCTGCACATCAACATCTCTCAACAAGCGCTCACCTTGAGACGCTGCCGTCTTTGCACTGTACCCGGCTCTTATCGCTGCCTGCGTGGCGTTGAGGTCTACCAAGTACTCTTTCGCAAATAGGCGCTTCTTTGCAGTAAGTGCCATGGTGTTTCCTTACTCTTTCGGAGGTTCTTCAGTGTTTTTTGCTGGCAATGCCAGTCATTACTCACCCACCAGCTCTGGCTTTTCAGTGGACGAGCCAACCTCTACGACTGGCGAAGTGTCAGTGGGAACCGCCTTGAGCCACTCGAACGAGGCAAAGATGGCCACAACAGAGCCGCCCTCGCCAATGAGGCGAAGGTCCACGCCCTGGACGAACGTCACGGCCATTACTTCATGAACTTCGCCGGCGGATTTGACTTGGTACTTAATCATTGGGGTGACCTCAGGGAGTCGTAGGAGCGCTCACAGGCAAATCCGGCCCGGCGACTTGCGTCAAGCGCAGCTGCCAGTTCACCCGCATGGTTGTCAGCTTCTGTGCGCAACTGGGCGAGCAGATCGTTAAGGTCGTCGATTGTCTTGCCTCTTGCGGCAAGGCGGGCACGGAGATTGGCGCGGTCGGCGAGCAGCTTGGTTTGCTGGTCGCGCAGGATGATACCCACAGCAAGCAGCTCAGCAGCGTGAGCATCGTCACGACTCTTTTGGTTGGCGGCATCGGTGCGTACCTGGTCAATAGCGTTTCGGTGGGCCTGTTCGATCTGGCGAGCCTGCTCGCTGGCTTCCTTGGCTTGGCGCTCTATGCCCGATACGTACTCGGCGTGAGCGGTCTGGGCGTTGTCCAGGCGGTGCGTCTGGATTCCCAGCAGGATCGCCAGTGCGGCGATGGCGGCGAACAGGTACTGATTCATTGCGCAGCCATGCACTTGGCATGGCGTTCAAGCTGGCGAGTCCAGACGCCAGCGCAGCGCTTGTTGCCTGGCGTGGAGCAGTCGAAGCCTGCGGCGAAGCGGTACTTGAGCAGGTCGTGACAGGCCTCGGCGTAGTTGCCGGCCTGCAGGTCGCGCCGCGGAGAACCCTTGAGCCAGGTGCCAATGCCGTATTGCCCCACGAAGTCCATGTACACATCGAACTCCGCCTGACGAAGTTTCACACCAGGCAGCGATGCGGCGAATTGCTTCTCGGCCTGGCTGTTCAGGTTGCGAGCCAGGACTTCGGCGCGGGCCGGGGTGATGGTGTCGCCCAATCGGACTGGCGAGCCGTCTTCGTAGCGGGTGGAGCCGTGGCCGATGGTGGGAACGTCGCCCTTGGTAGGAATGACGGCGACTGGCGTGAACCCTTCGCTGGCCTGCCAGGTGGCAAACCCCACGCCACTGATGCTCAGCAGACCCACAGCAACGCGCTGACGCATTTGTGGGCTCATAACCGGCATTGATCACGCAGAGCCTTGATGCGCTCCTGGCTCTCAGCGTGCTCCCGGCGATCTTTGCGCACCTGGAAGTACAAATTGATCAGCAGACCCAGCACCGCCACCACCACACCAGCGATACCGATCCAGTTCACCTGGGACAACCAGCCGACCATGCCAGCAGCACCGCCGACGATCATGCCCTTATTGGCCACTGACGCACCCACCACCTCTACGATGCTCTCGGGCGTCGGGTTGGCCATGTTTCTACTCCTGCCTGGGGCTGCCATAGGGGCCTCCAGATATGAAAAGCCCCGCACAGTGGCGAGGCTCAGGGTTGAATTTCAGGTACAAAAAAGCCCGACTCAATGGCCGGGCTTGTCTGGGTAGGAAAAATTGCAATACGTGGAACAATATTGCTTAAAAAATAAGTAAATACAGGAAAGCGGTCGCTGCGATGACATTACTATTTTGTGCTATTAAATTTACTTTTCGGAGTAGAAACCTGATGTTTTTCGGGTTCAGCCTCAACCGCTGGCTGACTCTCAACTTGGCTGTTTTTGTTAAGGACAACTTGGAATTTCTCAGGTACACGTTCAAGGTCGACAGGTATAAACTGTTGGAACTTTTGCATAAATGCGGCAGCAAGCTGTGTTAGAACGATGGCTTCGTTCGCATCCGTCGTAAGCCCTCCAGCTCGCTTTGCATCGCTCGAAAACACCAAATAAACCAAAATGCTCTCTGGATCTTGGTAAAGATGTTCATTCTTTTCAAAGAAATCAAGAGCGACAAGCGCAAAACTCCTTGAATTAAAAGATGCGTAATACACATCACCCTTCACCACCCAAAACGTGAACGGCCCATCCTCGTGATCAAGTGTTCCGTACACCAAAGGGTTATTTTCAACGTTCCCGGCCAGATTGAATATAACTACGTCAAACTCGCTCATAACGACTCATTCCTTGATGTGTGAGCCTTGTATATTACAACTAATATTCAGTATTTTGTTCAACCAGACCCAACGCCCGGCTATTTTTAGCGGGGCTTTGGACCTAGTGTCGCGCTTGAAAAGCTAAACACAGTGCCATGAAAACAGGCCCGTATCCGGCATGAAAGGACTATTTACGCGGCATCGCTCATTCCGTGCAGGACGCCATCAATCCAACCAACTCCTGACTTGATTATCTCTCTTGCGGAGCGCTCTGACATCTTGTTTGACTCCCCTACCCGCACCATCGTCCACTTGGCGCCGAAGTAAAGCCAGAGGAACAGGCCCATCTGTGCATTGCGCTGGGTGAGCTTGGCCATAGCGGAATCAACCGCCATAGCCTGGTCGTCCGTGATCACATAGCTGGACTGGCTCGCCATCTGGACTTTGTCACGCATGAGCGCGAGCAGTGGTGAAACGTAACGGGGCACGCCCATCCCATCCATCCGCCACCAGCCCCATTGCTCCAACAGGTATTCGGTATCGCCCAGTGGCTTGTCGATATAGGTTCGCTTCTTCATGCTGCTTTCCTTGGATCTGGATCACTCAGGCCAAACAGGTCGCGTAGCAACCGGTCGGCGGGTTTGTTCTTTGCATTGCCCTCGATCAGCCAGCGCTGCCCAAAGTCATGGAACCCGATCTGAGCCCGACTGCCGTGCCAACTGGCGACCATATCCAGCAGGTAAGCCAGCGCACTCGGCCCGCCGACTTTGACCTTGGACAGCTCCTCACCGGCGATCTTCAGAAAGCGACGCTCTAGGTCGCTCATGCTTTTGCGCGGCAATGCCGCTGATACGTTACTCATGGTCTTTTCTCCCCTTTGCCGTACTTGCTGGCGAGTGGGCGATTAGCCTCGATCTCCTCCTGCGTTGGCTCTCGACCTGCGAAATTGACAAATCGCGCAAACTGCCCCTGCCGCTGAACTAAGCACGACCCCGGCTGGGCCTGTCGCCCCTTGTCCAGAATCAACTCAGTGACGCCCTGCTGGCCCATCTCGGAATCAGGATCGTGATGCACCAGGATTACCGCGTCGGCGTCCTGTTCGATCTGGCCGGAATCGCGCAGATCGCTGGCCTGGGGTTTCTTTCCGGGGCGACTCGCGGGGTTCCGGTTGAGTTGCGCCAGGACCAGCACCGGGATACTCAGCTCCTTGCTCAGGTTCTTCATGGCGATAGATATCTTGCCCACGGCCTCAGCGCGGTTCATGGTCCTGCCGTCCGCCCCCACAAGGCCCAGGTAATCCACCATCAGGATATCGAGACCGACTTCGCGTTTAAGCTTCAGTGCCTCGGAGCGAATCGCGGGCATCGTCAACCCGGGGGTGTCGTTAAGGTAAAGCTGGGCGCCTTCGATCTTCGTTCCGGCGATACCGATCCGGTTCCACTCTTCCTGCTCCAGGCACTTGACCTCCTCCATCCGGCGAAGATCGATCCCGCCCTGGGAGGCGATGGTGCGTACGGTCAACTCCTCTTCGCCCATCTCCAGAGAGATGATCAGACCAACCCCGCTACCGCGAATCGCGATGTGGCTAACGATCTGCAACCCCAGCATGGTCTTGCCGCTACCTGGGCGGCCGGCGATCACTACCATGGACTTGGGGCGAAGAAAGCCAATCAGCCTGTCCAGGTCCACAAGACCGGTGGACAGTTTTGGCGGCGCACGATCCTCCAGTACCTCCTGCATGCCATCGAAGACCTTCGGCAGTACTTCGGCCATCCGCTTGTACCCCGCTTTCCCACCGCTCTGCAGATCGCGCAGGTCCGCCTGCGCCAGAAGGCAAGCATCCAGGATGTCGTCCGCTGGCAGCTCATCATCGACCCCGCTATCGACGATCCGCCCGAAGTCCCGGAACTGCCGAATAAGCGCCCATTGCTTGACTTGGCGGGCGTAAGTCTTCCAGTTGGCAACTGATGGGACGTTGCGGCACACATCGATGGTGTATTCGAGGGTGCTTTTTCCGCTTGGCAGATAGCGCTGGATACCTCCCAGCGTCACGGCGTCCACAGGGGTATTGCGATCAAGGCAATCACGGATGACGTCGAACAGCGCAGCATTGTCCTGATGCCAGAAGTCGACGGAGGTCATTTGCGAAACGATCTCTGCCACTATCCCGGCGTCTTCCTTGAGCGATGCAATCATGATCGCGCCCAAGACACCGTGCTCAGACTCAAGGCGGTAATACTTGTCCTCTTGATTCATGCGGCACCCCGTGCCGAAGCCCAGTTGAACAAGACAGTAGGACCACCTGCATCGGTAAGCCGGTCCACGGCACGATCCCCAAGGCACTTACGAAGGCCCTGGATGCCCAGATTCGAAATCACGATGGTCGGATCGAGGTTCTTGTAGCGGTCGTTGATCACCTCGAACAGCACCTGGCGCTCGAAGTCACTCCCGTGCTGGACGCCCACCTCGTCGATCACCAGCAGCTCGGTCTTCCTGAGTGCGGCGTAGACGTCGCTCTCCGATAGCTCCGAATCCTTGCTGAAGGTCGATTTGATATCCCGAATGATTTCCAGCGCAGACGTGTAGAGAGCAGTCGCTCCAAATTTGCGGATAACGCTCTGCGCCACTGCGCAGCCCAAGTGGGTTTTGCCGGTGCCCAGAGCCCCCAGCAACATCATCGACCGGCCAACCCTCCAGTGGTCCTCAAAGCTAGTCGCATAGTCCTGACATTGGCGCAGCGCAATCGCCTGTTGCTCAGGGCTGGTGGTGGTCAGGTAACTCTCCAGAGTCGCCTCACGGAAGCGTGGTGGAATTCCAGCAGCCAGCAACCGGGCATTCAGCGCCCGTTCACGCCGGATATCCAAAGCAGGCTTGCGGATGGCATCGTCACCGGAGTGGATGGCGTCAAACTGGCAACGCGTGCAACCCTCCCAGAAGTGATCTCCGGAAAACGACTCGATCAGTTGGTTGTTGTATTCGCCGTGCTCACGGCACTGGACTCTTTCGGTTTTCAAGATGTTCGGTGTGGTCATGGCTTGGCTACTCGGTACGTCCCGTCAGGCTGGCGAACAAGCCCTTCGGTATGGTCAATTTTGTCGAGGTCGATGTAGTTGGATTGAGTGCTGCTTGGGCTGGCCCGCTGGTTCCCAAGACGCTGGTTACGCACCCAGTTGCGCCAGGTGGCCTCCCAGTCCAGCTTCGTGGCGTTCGCCCCTGACTTGCTGACCCAGTAGTCCTTGAACGAATCCGCCATCGCCTTAAGCATCCGATCGTCAAGCTCAGATCGCTCGCCTTTCGCCCATGCCAGCCAGTCATCAGGCGCTATCCAATCCGCTGGTAGTCGTGTCCCGCGTTTAGATTTCTTGCCCGGAGCTGTTTCAGCCTGAGCAGGGGCCGACGCGTTAGCGACGACCTGCTCTTGATCTTGTTCTTCTCCTTTCCTATTACCCATCCTTTCCCTTCCGGGGGCGAGGGCTAGTAGAGGATTCGACGAGGGCTCGTCGAGAGGTAGGCGAATGATCGTAGAGGGCTCGCCGAAAGAATCACCTCCAGGCCCCGGCTTCTGGTTGTCATCAGTGCCAGCCCCCAGAAGTGGCGGACTGGACACCACTGGGGACTCAACGAACTCCGGGTACTTGAAGGTTGGTTTGTCGATCCTTTGGTGCTCCCACCCGCTGACATGCAAATATCGCTTGCCAGAGTGCTCGTAGAAGGCCAAAAGACCGTTCGACGACAGCTCGTCGAGCATTCGACGAATACTCGACGAGCTGATTTCGTCACCAGGGAAAACACGGGCCTTGATGGTTTTCTCCGAGTCAGGATGATTGCCGCCATCGTCACAAAAATTCCAAATACCAATGAACAGGAGGCGCGTCAGAGCCTGACACTCCATCACCTGTTCACTGCTCCAGAACTCTGGCTTGATCGTCCTAATGCGCGCCATCAGATATTCAGCTCCTCTGTCACGCGACGGATGAAGGCATCGTAGGTTTCAGACATCTCAAAACCCTGGTGCTCCAGCGATTCGCGGTAGGCCTTGGCACTGCCGTAAAGCACCCAGCGCTCTCGCTCCGGAAGCGTTCGGAAGTTGCCGTAGGTTGGCCAGGGGCCGGCAATGGTGCAGGCCGTGGTGGGCGCTACAACGGGTTGCTGCAAAGTGCTCATTGCTCAGCCCGCCAAACAGGCATCCAGATCGGCTTAGCCATCTCTTTGGCGGCCTGACCAAACCATCCTGTTGCCTCAAGGATGAACTTGCCTGGCCGCGCTTCGTACTTGGACGCTTTAACGATGGAGCTCATGATCAGGGCCGTTCTCTCAAACTCAGGAACCTCCTGGCTGAAAAAACCCTTTGCTGAGAGCGACAGTTCGGCCTCTGGGACCTCTGGGATAAGAAGCTCCAGAGCCACCTTTGCATCAGCACGGCCCATCTCATGAGTCATGAAGCGCTTGATGCCACGCTCCCGATGAAGCCCCTGAACGCAGAAACCAATGCATCCGATATCGAAGCCAACCTTCTCAATCGGATAAGGCTGAGCCAGCGACATCCCGAAAGCGCTAGCATTCGAACGAGCTTGTTCACTACTAATTGCATGTGCCATGATTCACACCTCTGCAGTTGTGTAGTCCTGATCACACAGGACGATTAAATGAGCCCGGTTCCCGCCGGGTTTGTTGCTTTCTGCACCGGGCAAAATTCATTCTCCACCCGTTTTAAATAATGCAAGTCGCCAGACGATCGACTGCTCTGCCGGCCCTTCACGCCGCTTTCACCGACTCCTCCAGCACCAGCAAGCTCTGCCGAACATGGCCGATTTCTTTCTGGATGTTCGCCTTCTCAAAAGGTGAAACCCGACCGTCCGCCAGAGCGTCATGCACCAGTCGAGATACATCTCCGTACTCAGCCGCGAGATGGATCAGCGCATCGATAAGGTTCTTGCTGGCCGGCCGCGCCTGCGGCACCAGGGCGTAGCCCAAGGTGTTGGCGAGAAGCTCCAGTGGTTCAATGCTCTTGCTGTGCACCAGGATCTGGAGGAATTGCTCCAGGTTCAGCCGGTGCGAGTCATCGTTGGGGTTGCTGCGATTGAGCAGCGCGGTATGACTCATGCCCATGAGGTGAGCCAGTTGCTTTGGCCCAGCCTCCAGGACTGCCTCATGTATTGCGCGATGTACTTGTTCCATTTCGGGAAACCTCTTCGTGGTTGTCGTGGCGGAACGTTCAGCTCAGGGCGAAGATATGCGCCCTCAATCAGGGGTTCTTTTAAACAGGTTTAAAGATTTGGCTCTTGCACTGAATTACGCAGATAGGCCCAGTCAACATCGGGCCGGAGTTCCTCACAGGTCACCGCCCTGCTCGACTCCCGTTCAAGGTTGATGGCGAGGCCTGGGCCTGCCCGTCGAAAGCCGTGGGCGATCTGCTTGAGGTTTCCGGCACTGGTGCCGCTGCGTTTGGCCAACGACTCCACCGAAGGTGTGTCGAGAGACCGGATCAGTTCGAGTAGCGTCATGTTTACCTCCGAAAGAAGCCCAGATTACATTTTGCTAATCTCAATAGCAATAGCATTTTATAATTTACTGTTTGCTAACGCAGGGACACTATTCGCCTATGGATATCAAAACTCTTCGGGTCGACGCGCTGCGGCGTGTCATCGGCCCACTCAGCCAGAAAGACTTCGCCGACCAGCACGATCTGGACGCTTCCTATTTGTCCCAAATCCTCAACGGGCACCGCTCCCTGGGCGAGAAGGCAGCTCTCAACCTTGAGCAGAAAATCGGGCTCACTCCTGGTGTCCTGGTCAACCCTAACGGGCAAGGGCCGGCGATGATCGAGGGTGAGTACACGCGGCAGGATGTGGTGCGAGAGGCCGCGTCGGCTTACCAAGCCCTTCAGGACAAAGCTACGCCGCGAGCAGTTGCCGTTATCGAAAAGCTCGCCAGGGCCGCGGCAAAGGGAAGGCTCAAGGAGTCGGACCTGGTACTGCTTGAGGGCATCGCCGCTCTGCTGGAAAAGGCAAACGCTGAAAAGCATTGAGCCATATGCAGAAAGCCCGGCGCTGGGCCGGGCTCTCTTCACTGCTACGCCAACAGGTCGGCGTCCCTCTCCCGCCACAACGCTTCCAGTTTGGTCAGCCCCTTCCCCGTGATCAGCGTCGAGCACGTCGGGATGGTGCCCTGGATTGGATGCTCAAAGATACCGAGCTTCACATCTAGCAGGCCGGCCTCGATCTTTGCCTGATACGGCTCGTTCGACCGAGTGATCCACCCCTTCTGCCGCATGAACTGTAGCAACCTGGTACGGCCGGTACCGATGAGCTTCGCAGCCTGGGCGGCGTTGTAGGTCTTGTGCGACACCACAACCATGTCGTGAAAGGCCACCTTCGGCGCGTCCTGCTCCACTTTCACTTCTAACTCGTGATTCTCTTTGGTCAGCTCGGTGTTGTCCGCTTCCAGGGTTACAACCTTGCGCACGTTGTCGGTCAGCAGTGCGAGCAGGACTTTGGGGTCGTTCAGGCTGGTGATGTCAAAAGCAGGTTTTGCTGACATCTCTTCCAACTCCTGCCAGCGATCCACAAGGCGAGCAGTAAACTCAGGGCTGAGCTGGGCGACAATGATGTAGCTGTCGCGTTTGCAGACCATATACTCTGTGGCCCTCCGGCCTAGGCCGTCGAGGTATTCCCCCACTGGGGGAAGAGCTATCACGGGGTTTCCGTTGGTATCAATGCGCGCAGCTAACCGTTCTATTGATTGTTTGACCTTGTCGTGTCGCGACCCCACTAGATCAGCGATTTCTCGAGATGACATTGTCCGCGCAGCATTTTTCGATTGCAGGAAATGTGGCGCATCTCCAGAAAGCTGCTCGGATTGGATGGAGAAAGTATTCATCGTGCTTTCTCCAAGCCTTCAGCTACGGAGTCGATAGCAGCCTTAGCAGACTCGACCGCCATGTGTAGCAGCCATGCTTGGCTTGGCGTGACAATGAGCTCTGCCATTCCCGCGTCTTCCAACGCCGATCTCACGCCATGAAGAATGCAAGATGCCTGATTCAAAGCATCAACAGCGGGAACGCCTGGACGGACGCCATACAAATCTTGCTCCTCAATGTTGCAGCGCACGAACGAAAGCGCCACGGTCACCGGTCCCTTGAAGGTGCCAGCATTGAGTTTTTCGTTTACTTCGGTATGCTTATTCATGACGTTTTTCCTAGAAGATTGACGTTATCCAAACCTCAGCGCTGGCCGGCGCTGAGGTTTTTTTATGGATCCCCTACCCACGGTCCACCTCCTGCTCCAACGATTTCCTCAATCGATAGACGATCTCCCTGCTCATGCTACGGTCATTTTCCTTGGCTTTAGCAGCTAGAGCACTTCTCATCAGGATCTCTAGTCGAACACCAACGACCTTGGTTTCTTCTGTTTTCATTGCTTCCTCCATCGAGATGTCACACGCGGCACCTTGTTGTGTTTGTTGAGTTTCGTTGCGTTTGTTGCTTTCGTCAACATTTTTGTTGTCTTTGTTGCGTTTGTGCCGCTCACCGCGTAATTTCACTTCAACGAATTAGCCATAAATTGACAAAGATGAACGAGAGCTTCGGAAAGCGCCTGGCTCGCCTCAGAGCAGAGAAAGCGATGACTCAACGTGATCTTGCTTCTAAGGCGGGAATTTCTTGGTCGCAGATATCCAGATACGAATCTGACTTGGCCCAACCTCGTCTCAAAGTCCTGATGAAGCTGGCGGAGGCGCTTGAAGTTCATAAGGACGACCTCAAGCCGCCCGGCAAAAAAGAAATTACGCTCAGTTTGTCTGACGAAATGATCTCCAAAATTGAAGAGTTTGCTGAGACCAAGAAAATAGCCTTCGATCAGGCAGTTCAGTTGATAGTTATAATGGGCATGAAGATGAAGCTCGATCAGGACCCATCGCTTGTGGAAGAGCTTGAAGCCGAAATACCTGGCGCGTACGAGAGCCTTCTGAAGGGCATCAGTAATGATGGCGCCTACAAACGATAACGTTTGAAAAATGGACAATCCATCCAGCTTTTGGTGATGGCAGTGCATTTTTGGCCCCGTGCTTAATCAACGAGGTATAGCTTGATTCAAAAGTTATACACAGGCCAGCACCTCTCCTACACTAATGGGTCACCCATTCAGCAAAGCCGGCCAGCGTGAAAAGACGAAAGTTAGAAAAATAAAGGCCCATGAATGGGTGACCTATTATTTTGACCTGATTGCGCCGCTACCCTTCCCGCGCCAGCCAATCACGGTTGCCAGACGCTTTATCCGTAAACCAGACTTCTTCATAGAACCGACATCAGGCTCCCCTCGAGATTTCAGCCATTCGAGAACGAGACTCTGAGCCCCTCTCCCCCCAGGACCAGATGGATCGCGAGTTCCATTATCAGTGACCGCTTGCCAGCACTGGAAAGCCTCGTACAGCCCTTTCGGGTGAAGCGGACTTTCAGGGTTGAAGCAATTCAAAAACACATCGAGCTCCGCGCTCAACAGCTCAATCTGCGCATCCTTTTCTTGGATTTTTCTATCCTTGGCTCGGAGCTCGTTATAAAGATTTCGGCTATCATCGGCTGAAGCTTTCTCCTTAGCCTTGAGCTCGACAATTAATGACTCAGCCTCGGCAAGGCGGTTTTCAGCCTCCAGTAAAGCAAGCCGATCTTCGGGAGAGCGCACGATTACCGGGTCACTATCGAGCTGAGCTAGCCCACCAGAGGGTTGATGACTTCGCGCCTGAGGCTCCTGTCCTTTTGGCGCACTTGTATAATTTGAAATTAACTCGCCACCCTGCAAGTGAACTTTCTTTTCAGCATCACTCAGCTGTCGATCAAACCACTCCCGATTGACCATGACCTTATTCGAATCAATCGGCCCCTGTGGAGTTTCAAACAACGCAGGTACGTGCCTACCGGTCGCCCTTCTGAAATATTCAGATAATTCAGAATAAGTAATCGGTATAGCCAAAACAGCGTTTTTGGTGCCTTTGATATAGATGGTTTCGGGATTAAACTCTGCATCAGGCTGAACAATTGAAGATAATCGCTCCGCAATATATGCAAGCAAAGCAGGGTTCCTTCCCTTGACATCGGAGCAAGTTACATCCAGCGAAACGTACTCTTGCATCAATGCTCCTCCATTATCGAAAACCAAGCTTGTGGCTAAGCACTGTCTATCCAACCAGCAATAAAACTCAGTCTAACCAGCCCGTTAGCAAAATGTAATAGCCCTACGGCGCATCTTGAGAACACAACCAAAATGGCCAGGCACGCAGGCGTTGAGGGCAGCACAAGGGGTTGGTAGATTCAGCACCCCACCACCTGAATCATGGAAAGATGATGACCACACTGCGCTGGATATTGCCGCTGATCGTTGCTGGACTGAGCCATACGGCGTGGGGCTATGGGGAGATTGATCGGCTAACGGGATCAACGGTTGTGGCATCCGGAGAGCTTGAGCAGGTCCACTGCCCTGTCGGCGGGAAATATGATTGCCTCACCTGGCCCCACGATCTCTACAAATTCAGCATGCAGAACATTTGCTTCACCGCGAACGTGTCCTGCGGCTTCTCCTGTGAGGGGTTCATTGCGCAGAAGAACCAGGTCCAGACGTTGTATGTTCTGGGTTCTAGGCTCGATAGTTCGACGATCAATCTCTACAAATGCCCAAGCATGTATTGAGCATTTGCCACGTTATGCAAGTCGCAGCATAACGAGACGCCACGAGGTCAAATCGAACGAACCAAAGCACCAGTCGAGACCGAACGCACGCCCCCCCCCCTCCTCCTGAAAATTAGCAAACCCGAAAAACAAATTGCTAATTTATTTAGCTAATGCTAATTTAAAGCCACTCCTTCGCTACCTCATGGCGAAATAGGAGCACACCTAAACATTTGCGAAAGCCATCACCGCGGCCGGCTATCGGCTTGCCTGGAGAAAACCAATGAGTTCGAACCAATACGACTCCCGTACTGCTGACAAATTTGTAGTGCGGCTGCCAGGCGGATTGCGCGCCGATATCGAAGAGGCAGCGAACACTGCGGGCCGCAGCATGAACAGCGTGTTCGTCCAAGCCGTGCGTCAGTATCTCGACGGACAGAATCGCCAAACCTTACTGCTGGACGCGCTGGCAAATGCCGTCGCCCCGCTCCAGCCTGCTGTGAGTTCGGACCTATGAGCCGCCGTAACGGACAACTGGGCGAGCGCTTGATCGAGCTGTTCAACGCCCTGCAGCGTCGGGAGACCACGTTCGGGCAGATCTACACCATATCTGCCTCATGCGGAATCGACGCGCGCCGGGTATTGGCTGACCACTTTCAGCGAGGTGCATCCCATGACTAAAACTGTCCTTCGAGTGCGGCTCGACGGCGTTGCGTTCTACATGAACACCGAAACCTCGTCGCCCAGTACCGGACACCGAAACAGATACCGCCTATTCAAGACGGAGCATTACGGTCGCGACAAAGCTGGTTGGATTCAGGTGGGCTCTACGGCTGGCCAGGAGCTTATGGCGATAAAGGATGACAGCGCGCTTCTGAAGGCATGTGAAGAGCTGTTCGCCAGCAAGAAGCCTCATCGTTACGACTTGCACGGCGCGATACGTGGCAAGCCAGGAAAGTGGGAAGGTGAAGCGTTTCCGATGCGCGCAGGCATCCCCGCGACACATTCCGAGAATAATGAAGACGCGACACGCGGAGCGGTGAAGGTATGCGCTATGTGACCGTCAGGAAATTTGCCAGCGAGTCTGGCTATACAGAAGACGCGATCCGCTCAAAGATCCGTGACGGGATCTGGCGGCTCGGTGAGATATGGATCAAGGCGCCGGATGGCCGGACGCTTCTCGATGTAGAGGGATATGAGTCATGGGTAGAGGCGGGAGGGGAGTTCGGGCAGTCTCCGATTCGAGTATCGAAATCACGTTCATGTATCGGGGCGTCAGGTGCCGCGAGCGGATCACGCTCAAGCCCACCGCCACTAATCTGAAGAAAGCCGAGCAGCATAAAGCGGCCATCGAACATGCGATATCGATCAGCACCTTCGACTATGCGGTGACCTTCCCGGGATCGCCCAGGGCGTCGAAGTTTGCGCCCGAAGCATCCCGAGAGACGATGAACGGTTTCTTGACCAGGTGGCTCGCAGCGAAGGAAAAGCACGTCGCGAGCAGCACCTTCGACGGGTACCGGAAGCTGGTCACGCTTCGCCTGATCCCGGCCCTGGGCGATACGATGCTGGTGGACCTAAAGCGAAAGGCCATACGCGACTGGCTCGACACCCTGGAAGTGAGCAACAAGACGCTCAGCAATATCCAGAGCTGCCTTCGCTCCGCGCTTAATGATGCCGTCGAGGAGGAGTTGATCGAGTTGAACCCGCTGGCTGGCTGGACCTACTCACGCAAAGCAGCGCCGCCGAAAGAGGATGACGTAGATCCGTTCAGCCCAGAGGAGCAGCAGGCGGTGCTGGGCGCCCTCACCGGCCAGGCGCGCAACATGATGCAGTTCGCCTTGTGGACCGGCCTGCGCACCAGCGAGCTCGTTGCGCTGGACTGGGGCGATATCGATTGGCTGCGGGAAGAGGTCATGGTCACCCGCGCAATGACCCAAGCAGGCAAGGGAAAGGCGGAAACAACGAAGACCTCGGCAGGTAGGCGCAGTGTCAAACTGCTTCGCCCTGCAATGGAAGCGTTGAAGGCGCAGAAAGCGCACACGTTTCTCGCAGATGCCGAGGTGTTTCAAAACCCGCGCACGCTTGAACGCTGGGCGGGTGACGGGCCGATCCGGAAAACGATGTGGGTGCCGGCGATGAAGAAGGCAGGCGTCAGGTACCGTCGGCCTTATCAGACTCGGCACACCTACGCATCGATGATGTTATCGGCCGGCGAGCACCCAATGTGGGTGGCCAAGCAGATGGGGCATACTGATTGGACCATGATCGCCCGGGTATATGGCAGGTGGATGCCTTCAGCGGATACAAATGCTGGAGGGAAGGCGGAACTGATCTGGAGCAAGGTTGAACGCCCGGAGGCGAGCGCTCTTCTTGAAATAAAATCTAGTTCTTAACAGACACTACGCCCCATTGTCCTTGTTGATCTGAATAGATAACTTGACCAATGGAATTTTTGATCGAAACAGATAGAACGAGTGTTTTTTGGCTGTTTTGAGCGCTCAACTGAAAGTGCTCAGGCAAAGAAATATGCAGGCCTTGCTTGTCAATTACTCCTGCCTGTTGGAGGTTATAAAGCTTATATAGCTTCCCTCCTTCAGCAGTTGTGATTTTCAGATCTGAATCTTTGAAACAAGCAACGACATTGTAGTTTTGTCCATTCATACCGCACGTAATGGTTGCGGTGTAGAATGCAGGTGGCGGAGGCGGAGGAAGGGAAGCAACATATGCGGCGTGCGCTTTATCAGCTTCAGAAACAATACTGTCAATACCTGAATTTAGGTTTGCGAAAAAAGCTTTGAGATCACTGGTAAATTTCGTCCCTTGTGAAGCGCACAATTTTGACATGGATTGTAAATCTTTGCCCCGACTCATGATTTGCTCGGTAGAAGACAGCGCTTGAACCGACGGCTCTACATATTTAGGGCGCTTTGCGTAGAGCATTCCTGCCACCGCCTCTGGGAGGACATACGTTACCGCGACTCCACAACTTTCTGGAGAGGCAACAAAAGCGCTATCAGACATCAACTTATCTGCATAAACCCGATAATCAGACAGTCCTTTCAGTTTGAGATGATCGTCACGATACCTAGGAATTTTATCGCCACCATTTTCTTCAATCATGTCAATGAACATGTCTCGAGTCGCAGCGTAGGTATCAAAAGGAATGAGCTTTTCAGGGTTTGAATAGTTACTCATCACTACCCATAAACCCCAGTCCTTCAATCGCTCAATGAATCTGTTGTATTTGACCAACTCCGATCCATCGGAAACTTCGCCGTGAAAGCTCCCCTGCATATCATCATCGGTGGCCATGGAAACGGCAGAGGCAAGGAGGAGCGAAAGTCCCAGGATGAAATGTGGAAGGCGCATCATGATCCCTTGTGATGATTTTTTGCTGGCTCTGGGCCATCAGATAGAGTCTCGGCAGAAGACGGGAAAACTTGAGCCCCCATGTGCGTGATTAATGTAATGACAGCAAAATGGCAGCTTGAGGGCTGAAAGCCAAGTAACACGGGGGTTGGATGCGGGTTCAAATCCCCCCGGCTCCACCACTTCATCATCTAAAGACGTCCACGGACGTCTTTTTTTGTGCCTGAAATCCAGTGGAATCAAGGGTTTCGGGACCATTGAGGGCTTTCGAGGCTTTTAGTGTTCCAGGCGATTGGGTACTCCCAGTGATATTCCAGTCAGGGTCTTAATAGCCCGGATGATCCCTAAGCACACGCCGGT